CAGCCGTTCATCTTGGCGATGTGTTCGACCTTGTCTTGAAATAGGCGTTCGGATGCGTCATGCATTGGTGGCACGGTCAAGCTGCTTCTTGAGTTGTCGGTTGATTGCCATGAGCCTGCCACATTCTTCAACGACAATGGCGAGTTGTTTTGCCATGTTGCCTACGCAGTCGCAGTTGGGGTCGCTGTTTAGTTTTGCTTCACAGTCGGGATAGTGCCATTCACCGTTTAGGCCGTAGGGAATCATTTCTTGCTCGACTGTCCGAGCAGTAGCCCTGTCATGAACACTGCAAACACCATGATGACCAGAGATAGAAAGTCAGTCATTGTCAACCTTCCAGAGTGCTGCAAGTTGTTTGCTGAGTTCGTCAATGCGTGTTTGCATTGTCTCTACTTTGCGTAGTAATTCGTTGCGCTCTTCAATTACGTCAGCAAGGTGATCACGCAGTGTTCCGTTGTCCATCAGAACGGTTCTTCCTGTGGTGGTGGCACTTCTTCAGGCTCATTGTTCTTCAGGGCTTCAATGGCTTTGGAGACTTGGAACTTGTCCATACTTGGCAGGTCAAGTGGGGGCAACTTGCCTGCCTCTTTGAGCAGTTTCTTATAGAGCCAAACTTGCTTATCGCTGGGTGCGTTTGCTGGTCGCTCTGTAACAACACCATCGGCGCTTTGTGTACTTACACGCTGCACCTTTGACATCTCTTCGCGTGAGGGTCGCTTGTTGAGGTCTGAGCCTGCATAGCCTGCGTTTGCCAAAGCTCGACCGACCGAACCTGTTTCGCAGTTCTCCAGATGCGAGGCTTTATTTATGTGGCCTTCTCCCCTGATTTCTTCTGCCCAGCCTGTAGAGATGAGCGTGTCGTTCTCGTAGAGCGACGCTGAGAACACACACTTGTCGTTTAGGTAGTGAACTAGATCGGTGATGACTTTGGGTTGTACGCCACGCACGTGGCAGTCCTTGAGCCACCTGTCCAGACGCTGGGCTACTGGTTCGTAATCTGCTAAATCAAACGCCATTGGAGTACAGCCTTTCTAGACGGTCACATTCTTTTTCTAATGACCTAATTGTTTGCACCATGCGTTGTGCTGCGTGTTCGAGTTTTGCGACGGTTTCTTTGCAGGCTGTAATGTTGTCTAGCAGTTCGCACTGGCGACAATCCTTTGTGGGAAATCCGGGCTTTTCTTTGCCGAGGTAGCAATCCTCATGGTGGTAGTTGACCATCAGATGAGACCTTTTGCGTGAAGGTCTGAGGCTTGTTTTGCAGCGTCCAGAATGAGCTGTGCTAGTGCGTTTGGGTCGTCCTTCTTGACGATGAGTTTGCTGATGGCGTACTCGACAGCGTCGCGCTCGTCGAAGCGCATCTCGGCTTCAAGTTTGACTGACAGCATGCCAAGTATCTGCATGTGTTCACTGTGCATTTGTTTGCTCGGCTTTCTTGGCGAGACGCTTTGCTTTGGCTTCTGCCTTCTTTGCTTCTGCAGCTGCGATTGCTCGCAGTTGGGCCAGTTGTGGTTCGAGGCATCCACGCACGATGTCTGACATTCGTTTGCCGTCCTTGCCGACGCGCTGTGATAGTAAATCGTGGTCTGCTCGGCTAAGCCTGACAGCCACGGTGACTGTGTCCTGTTTCATTTGTTCTCCTTTTGTGTTTGCAATTACTTGCAACGCCTTATTTTTATCACATGGGGGTGTCGTGACTTGCATAGCTGATCGTTGAGGCCGTTGCAGTTGTGTTTTATAGCACCCCAGCCGTACAACCCCACCGGGTAGCGATACTTGCCACCCTCGGTGTGACCCTTGAAAGCAATCCTGTCAACGCCTCTTGCCTGTTGAGCGAAGGTTAGTAAGTGAGCCTTCGATGCTGGGGTGTAGTTCCAGTAGTCCCATGTCCGACGGTAGATGCCGAACGCTGTCACATAACTTCTCGTCGAGTGTGTTGTCCGATTGCCGGTCTCGCAGCGAGCGAGGTCTAAATACCAAGATTTCGGCATCGGGTGATTCCATTCCTCTTTGGCTTGCGCCTGCGCTGGGATGGTTAGCGCGATGATTATTGCCGTTAGACATACTCTTCTAATCAACTCTCTCTACTTTGGTTGTCAGCCCCCATGAGCCGTGGCGATCACCACGTAGTGCAACCTGCACATGCTCAATCAGGCCTTTGTGGTTTGTAAACATTTGAACAAGTGTCCGGTCATCTTCTGAGATGTATTCGATGGTGCGTGGGATTGGTGGGTTGCGCCACAGCCTCATCCCTAATGCCCAGCCTGCATGCAAAAGCCATCCACAGATAAGCGTCTGGAAGAATTGAAGGTCGGTCATCGGAGTGCCTCGCGTCCTGCAGCTGTAATTTCACAAACCATCATTGCTGACCCTGCAGTGGACATGCGCGTCGTATGCGTGTCGGTGATAAAACCTTGTGCTCGTAGTTCTGAGCATCGTTTCCAATAGCAGCATTTGGTTTTGTAGGCGAGGCCTGATGACATGCCTGCTTCCTCGTCGGTGAGTGGCCTGTGTTGGTACTCAGCGAGCAGAAGCATCGCCTGTGAGGTTCTGCGTGGCTTGACAGCCTTTGCACCCTCTCGACTTGTTACTGGGTCGCTAAGTCTGAACAGTGGCAGATCGTTGAACATTGTTGTCTCCTTTTCCCTTGCTTGGAATGTTTGCAAGTTAGCAAACAATTAGCGAGTGGTGGTGGATAGGCACTAGGAGAAAGCACCCATCCACCTAGCAAAGCACCGAAAGGCAAGAAGGTGCTGTGCGTTCTTTTATGGTTTGGGCAGTGAACGCCATGCAGATTCGAAGGCTTCAGGGGTTTGGTCTGCCACTTCGATGTGTAGCCAACCGTCGCCGGGGCCTGCGTTGTCTGTAGCTGTAAAGATTTTGACTCCTGCTTTGCCTTCTCCACGTGAGCATCGGTAGCCAGCACCGTAGTCACCGAACGAGTACCAGTGAATCTCGCAGATGCCAAGAATCTTGGAGTGTTCGCCTAGCTCTGATTTGCCGAGAAACCAGTCCCACATTTCACGCGCTTGCTTTTCGTCTTTGTATTTGATGTCGGCTGCAAACCCTGTCGCGTGGACACTGAGGTTGTCTGAGCCTCGCATCTGGCGATTGACGTATGTTCCGAGGTTGGTTGTTTTCCAGCGTCGGTTGCATAAATCAACAAGTTTGGCTGTGACTGGTTGTGTCTTTTTGCCGTCCCATGCTGGATAGTAGGGGTATTTACGAGGCACGACCAAAAGCCTTGTCTGCTGGGTTGAAGTAACGCATGGCTGTGGGAATGGCTGCAGCCCAGACTGCGTTGAGCGTCGCTGTGGGGCTTTGTGTTGCTGTGTATGTAGCGACAGCACTTGCCAGCAGTGAGCGTCCGTAGGAGGCTAGGAGAGCCTTCTGTGAGGGTGTGAGGTTGAGGGTCATTCTGTGTCCTTTGTTGGTTGTTTGGCTGGCGCTTTCAAACCATTTGAAGCGAGCAACGATGAGAGCGCCCCACTAAGAAAAAGCATCATTGGCGATAACAGCGCCCACGCAGATTTATCGTTCTCGCTGACTTCGAGAGGCTGTACGACAAAAAGCAAGCCATAAAGCAAAGCACCTGTGGATGCCACAAATGTGACTGACAATGTGATGCCGACAATCAAGATGAGTCGGGCTTTGATTTCGTCGTTTGTGTATCGCCTTCTAGCCACAGCGACCACCACCAACTTGCACCGTGGTCACGACTCCAGGTGCTTTGTTTTTGATGCGTTCACAGTTGACACGTGTACGGTCTCCACAACTGGCAAGCGACACTGCAAACAAACTAATCAGGGCTAGACGCTTCACGAGTTGCGATACCCATACACACGCATAGTGCCTGTGATACTGCCCGATGCTGGGATGATTTGGATGCCGGTGTACTGAGTCGATGTTGCTACCTGTGTACCAAGCAGAAGCACAGCTGGGCCGTTTGCGTCAAAAGCGTGGATGTTTGCTTGCGTTCTTGCAGCGATGTTCGGGTTTGCAATGTCAATCACGGTCTCGCAAAGAATGGTCGATGTAGATGAGTGGCCACCACAACGCTGAGAAACTGTCGCTGCTCCTCCGATGTCGGTCACGCCAGCGTTGTAGGCAAGGCCATAGCCGAAGTAGTTTGCACCTGCATCTACGCCTGCACCACTAACCATCTGGAAAGCAAAAGTTGTTGAAGCACTTCCGTAGTGGCTGATGATGACTTTGTAGTTTGAGAAGCTTGACGAGAAGCAGTTCAACAATGACGCTGTCACGGATGCAGCAGTCGAGCCTGTATAGGTCGTAGTTGCAATCCAAGTCAAGCCGATGTCTTGCTGAAGGGTTGTCATCTGGGCTGCAGTTAGCACCTGCCCTGATGTGAATGTCTGATCTGCCATGTTTGTCTCCTTTAGAAACTAAGAAGGTTCTCGTTTAGAGTACCGAAAATGGGGTCATTCAGGGTGAGATACGCGTTTGAGTCTGCTGATTCAAAGGTGTACGTCACGATGTGTGATCCCGGTGTGATGTTGTGTGAGATGCCAGACACGATGAGCGTCTGAGTGTCTGATGTTGGTGTTCCAGCAACGAAGTATTTCTTGACTGTGCAAACATCTGTCAGGTCTAGCGCAAGGCATTGGTTCTGTTTTGTGTCTGATAGTGGCAAGAGTTGCGTTGATAGACCTGTGAAGCGAAGGACTGGTTGCTTGTATCTGCCGAGCAGATAGTTGCCAAGGCCAGCGACCTCTGCTGTGGTGGAGTTGAGAAGGTTTGTGTCTGAGTAGGTCTGTGTCTGGTATTGGGCAATGCTCTCAGCGTTAGAGGCAATCTGTGCAGCTCCTGCCGGTGATTGGGTCACGATGTAGTTGTAGAGCAGTTCATCACCGAACTGGTTGGTCAAGGTTTGATAGGGGATACCACTGGCCTCAACATCAAAGGCTGCTTTGACGGTTGGGTTGAGAACGGATGAGCGACCCTTGAATGTGAGTGTGCCGTTTGACGACATGAAAAGAAAGCCCTGCTCAGAGGTTGTAATTGTTTGCAGATAGTTGAGCAGTGGTGTCTCTTCAGCAATGGAAAAGTCTGCCGATGCAGCTGTGCCACCAAGCGTCGATGATCCAGTTCCGATCGAGCGTGACCCTTGATAGTTCACTTCTGTGTAGTCGAGCACTGTGTTCACGCGTGTTGAGCTGAGTTCTTGTGTGGTGGTGTGTGCGTTGAGGTTGTTGGATGCCAAGACGGTGAAGTCGTCTGCGCATGTGGCGTAGGCCATGTCATTGAAAGCAAGGTCGTATTCGACGTTCCAGTCGGTGACTAGCCCTGTGTAGATGGGCAATCCGTTTGCATAGATTTGGATTGGCAGTCGAGGAACGATGCCTGTGACGTTGCCGGTGGTGTTCCAATACGGCGAGGATGTGTTGAGAGGGTCAAAGGCTCGGTTTTTGTTGTAGAAAGAAACTGTTGCTGTGCCTGCGTTGAACTCTTGCAACTGGCGTGAGCGTCCACGGCTGATGTTGATTGACTGCACCGATGAGGTCACATCTGCAAACTTGATGCCACCGAGAGTGCCTGTGTTCAACTTGCCATAGACAGCGTCATCTAACTGGAACGGTGTTCCGTAATTAGTGGTCGTCTGGAATCCGACAAGAACTTGAATCACAGGAATCGTCATACGCTGACAAACACCTGACCTGACAGGCGTTCAGCATTTTTGATTGCCTCGATAATGTCACGGCCTACTTGTGCAGGGTTAGAGACAAGACCGGCATTGACTTGGATGCTGATTTGATTGACTGTGCCTTGCGTGGCTTGAGCACTGGCAAGGTTGCCACCAAGGAAAGCACCTGCACCGATGTTGCCGAAACTGGTTGCTGAACTAGCAAGTCCTGCAAGGTCTTGGTTGAGCTGTGTTACTGCTCCAGCGTTAGGAACGGCAATCATGTGATCCGTGACTTCCACGCCTGCCTCTGGGCCAAGGTTGATGAGCTGTGCCAAGCCAGCCTGACCGAGTCCTGCGTTGATGAGGTGACCAAGGTTTGATGCAAACTTTTTAGCGTCCTCAATCTGCTTTTGAAAGACAGTTAGGTAGTTACTCTTTGAGCGTTTTGTGCTTGCCGATGCCACATCTGATTCAGCCTGTGCGACGCGTTCTAAGGCGTTTGCGTAATCGTCGGCCTGTGCTGCAGGGTCAATCTTTGCAAGGTCTGTATAGGCCTGTGCGCGTGTCTTGAGGGCATCTGACAGTTCATCCTCGGCATCTTTTTGAGTCTTGACAGCCTCAGACAGAGAAACAAAGCCAGTGATTGACTCGGCTTGAGAGTCACGGAAAGAGTCGTAAGCATCTTGTGCCGACTTGACCTTGTCGGTGATTGTTTGCAAAGCAGTGCCAACTCGATCACGCAACGTCTCTGCGTACTC